CCTAGAAGAGCCGTCCGTATCCACCTAAAGGTATAACCATCTTCCGGTTCAGGAGTGGGTAGACCTCCGGGTTGTGTCCAGTGCGTTTTGCGCTGCGTAGTTACACGAGTTTCTAACTCACGAGCGAGACGATTTTCAGCCATTTGCATTCTCCAGTTTCATCAGTTCACGAGCATACGTTTCGTTAGTCAAACCCAATTTCTTAGCCAAATTAACTTGCGTTGCCGTTAACCTTACCTGTCTTGGTGCTGTAGACCGTGTTACTGGAGCTACATTACTGGCTGCTTTGCGCGGGGACTTAGTTTCTGAGTCTTTGGTCTCAGTCTCTGTTTCCCGTGTTTGAGGTTGCTCTTCCTCGTAATATTCGGGGAATCTCTTCCTCATTGTTGCATCGACACGCTGGTAATAATCCTCACTACGAGGGTCTACACCAGAACGGACTAGCTTTTCATGCAGCCCAAGGGCGGAGGCAGTCATCTCCGGGTCAGCGCCAAACCAAGTATTCTTTTCCCGCCATGCTTCGGCTTTGGTATCAAGAGCTTGCGGCGCTGCTTGAGTCTGTTGGTGCGTTTCTACACTACTTTCTTCAGGTTGTAAAGAGGGTCTGTAATTTTGATAGTCCCGTAGCTTAAGTTTGGCATCCGTCATGGCTTCTTGAGCGTCTGCGATCAAGGAAGAATCCCCTGACTCATATGCCTGTTTAAGCCTATCTTTTGCTGATGCCAACTCCGTATTAGCGGATTTGGTAACTTCATCTACAAATAGTTTTTCACCTTGCCCAAGCCGTTGTTTTAGCTGTTTATTTTCATTAGCGTAGGCTTGAGTCAAGCGTAGAGCTTCTTCCCGCTCACGCGTAGCGGCCTCTTTCTCACGGCGCTCGTCGTGCCAGACTTTCTTCATCTGGGCCATGCGGGTTTTTACCTTGTCCGAATACTCTTCTAGATCATCTTTTTCCAGCTCTTCAACGATCTTTATAGGCATCGGTTCCCGTCCCTTGTCCTGCGGCGGGGTATCATCAATTACCTCAACCTCAAACTCCGGTGTTGGTTCAACCTTATTACCGTCCGGGTCATCGGGAAAAGCATACTCATCATATTTTTCAGCCATATATACTCCTATGCGCGAGCGATGCCGCGTGGGTCTTCGACAACACCTTCAACCATGTCGTCAGTAATCATGCGGAATTCGCGGTTGTGAATCTTGATCCGTGAACCCGTATTCGGACGTACCAGAATGAAATCACCCTGCTTGCACCACGGCCCACTGGGGAACCGCTTCTTGTCCCTATAACAATCAGGGCCAAGCGCAATAACAAACAGCACCGTAGTCAGGCGTTCTTCATGCGACATGGTGACATCTGCTTTAACAAGACCACTCTCATATGTTCCGTCGATCTCAGGGATTGCACAAAGGATGTGATACCCAGACGGTTGCGGGAGTTGCTTTGCTTTTGCTTCTGGTGTTTCTGGCAGAACGGTAGATTGCTCCGGTTTATCTGGATTCTGACCGATCAGTATTTCACTCATTTGCGTCTATCTCCATACGTTGTGCAAGGTCTAATAGGATTTGCTTTGCGTAGTCAAGACCCTGAATGACTCCACAAAGTTTTTGGTACTCGTCGTAGTTCTTGGCAGCACCCCTTCCAAGGTGCTGTTCTACTTCTGTGCGCCGTTCATCGAGCTTTGATTCGATGTATTCAATCTCATTGGCGTAGTTCATTAGACGTTAGGCTCCTTCTTAGGTTGTTGAGCTTGCATTGCCGCTTGCTGTTGTTGATGCGCCAACTGCTCACGGTGTTTTTGAAAGTCAACCGTCCTCTGCTGGGATTGATGCCCAGATTGATCCTGATGTTTGTTAGCTTCCATCATAAGCTTCTGCCCATCCAATTGTTGACGCCCTTGAATTTCTTGAGACCGAAGTTGAATTTCAGCTTGTTTTGCAGCATTGTCTGCCTGATCTTTTGCTGCCTTGCGTTGCACATCAGATTCTTTAATCTTAAGCTCTTGCTGCTGCATTTGAATAAGCGGGTCTTGCTGTTGTTGTTGTGCCTGTTGCTGTTGAGATTCAGCGGTGTTTTTCTGAAGCAGTTTTGCGGCGGCTTGCGCGACAAGTTGTGCAAGTTGCGCTTCAATTTCTGGCGGCAAAACTTTGGCATCTTCTGCGTCTTTGTTTTCGTCTTTCATCGGCGGCAGGGCTGCACCCAACATTTTCTCTATCTCTTTGCGATACTGGAAGGCAACGTGTTCCATAACGTGCGCTGCTGCTGCGGCTTGAATAGCTTGTGCCTGTGGGTTTTGGCCCATAATTGCCGCTAGCTTGGGGTCGTGCATTGCAGCCATGTGAACACCAAGGTGAGCTTCATGATCTTGAATCAAGAAGGCCTTAACTGGTTTACCGCGCAAAATATCCATGTTTTCAGTCACAGGATCGACCGGCTTCATGTCATCTATAGTCGGAACAAGTTTTGCGGCGTTCTTAACACCAAGGACTTCTATCATTTGTCTATGCAAAGTTGGAAGGTCATAAAGCTGCGGCGCGTCTTTTGCCAACTGCATCACAGCTTGATACTGCACAACCCGTTGACTCATGGTTGAAGCATTTGGATCAGATACCGGAATTACATCTACCTGATCATAGTCAGCTTGTTTGGCAGACTTGCTACCCATCTCAGGTTGGTAAGAATAATCTTTTGGTGTGTTGTCCCTAATGATCCCAGCCAGCAACCGGAACTCTTGTTTCATCGTGTAATGAATACGCGCTTGAACTGCGCTCATAACCTTCAATGCACGTTCCAAAATAGCCAGCGTCGTGCCTACAGGAGCCTGTGCCGACATATCACTAACATTTAAGTCCGCCGTAGCCGCAAAGCGTTGGGCATCCAATACGATCTTATCCATCAACCCAGCCAATACTTGACTCGGTTCTTTATATGGCAGCATCAGGATATTGTCCCGAATGGCCCCCGACGGCAGGTCTACGTCCCTAAATTCCCCCGGAGCTATTGGTGTGTCATCCCCTTTGATCCGCATTCCTCGCGCTTTAAGACCGCCCGGAAGGTTAGACAAAGTGCCAGCATCCACCAACTGTCTCATCAACGACGTTGCGGCTTTAGCGTGACCACCAATCAAGTGAATCAAACCAAAGTAGTAAAAGCCAAAGCCGGGAATGTAGCCGTAGTGGACGAAGTGTTGACGACGGAATTTCAGCTTATCGTCCTGCAACCAATTGCGGCGAATAGACAGGACGGTGTTTGTGCCTTTTTCAATTGTGACTACATACGGCAGGGCAATACCCGTAAGTTCACCATCTTTCTCGTCCTCATACCCCGCCAGATCAAGATCGACGTGCATCTCAAGAACCTGAAAGCGGTTGTCCACCGTAGCACTAAAGCCCTGCTCTCTGGCTTTTTCCTTTTCAACCTCGTCCATCACCATCACGGGATCACCCAGATCAATGTCCCGATAGAACCCAGCTACTTGCAGCCGCCGCAGTTCATTCTTGGTTTTTCGCATCCGATGCGTAACGCGCTCGGCGCTCTCTAAATTCATCGCACCATAAGGCACAATAATATCTTCAGCGGGAATAAACGATGCGGTCTGCCGGTCAAGTGCAGGGTCAAAGTAAATCTTCTTGAAGGCATTACCAGAGAGGCACAGGGAGAGAAGCAGACGCTCATGCTCGGGTCTGTATTCCCGCATCACATCCGTCAACTCATAATTCATGTCCTGCTCAACACGAAGGGCGGCTTCTTTCTTCTCGGGTGTCTCTTTGCCTATGATCTTTGTACGTACAGGCCCAGCCGCAGGAAAAGTCTCCATGATGGTCTCGGACTGAAACTTAACTGCGCTCTCCATCAGCATGGGGTGAAAAACTCCACAGGCTCCGGGCCACGGCTCAGTCCTGTCTTCATGCTTCAAACCCAGCAGCTTCAAACCTTTGACATATACATCCAACCAATCTTTGCGGGAGGTTAGGTCAGTGTCATAGTCACCCAACAGGTCAGAGGCTAGGGTCTGGAGTTCGTTCTCTCCCATCTCTTCGGCAATGTTGTCGTCGAAGCCATCACCCTCTTCAGGCGGAACAAGCTCTTCACCATTAATCTTCACCGACTCCGGGTCTTCAATCTCGATCTGCAAGTCGGGTTCCGCAGCGATTGCTTCAAGTCCTTGAGGAGCTTGGTAGAGAGCTTTATCCATGTTTGTTGCCATGATTTATCCTTAAATTAGTAGTAGCCCTGATGCTTCCTCGACCTAAACTCCCGTTCCGGCTCTGGTTCATCTAGCAGCGTATTAACAAACCCACCACTTCTAAACCGCATCAATGCAAGGGTAGTAGCATCCACATAGTCATCATGTTCTCCAGCCGGGAATGACGCAACCTCATCGGCTACTTCTTCCGCCCAGTTAGTCTGTGGTTTCCACACCCGCCCCGACGCAAACATATCAGCCACGGAGTTTAGCCGACTAATCTTGTCGTTGCCGCGACTCGGAGTGTACTCTTGCACCGGTATACCCATCGCCCGAAGTTCATATATGAGTGGTGCACCCGATGCTTTTTTCTCAACCATGAGACCATCAGGTTTCCAAGACTTGTAGTGGTCAAGGGCAACTTGCTTTAACTCTGGAAACTCCATCCTGTCCCTAAACGCATTGAGTAAGATAATGTTAGATGCTCCCTTGCCCTTGCCATCCAACTCATCCTCAAATATACCCCACGTTGTACAGGCACTGTAGTCGGCCCTGTTATTCTTCTCAAACGCGGTGTCCCACGTCTGTATAATATGCGAACATTTAGGCGGACGTTCCTCCTGCCATTCTTGCCACCACTCCCTTTTAACAATAGCACCGGCACGGGAAGTTGGAGATTGTTGGTACTGGGCGTTCCATTTATAGGCCGGAAGCTCAGTTTTTAACGCCAAAAGCTCATTTAATGACCAAAATTCAGGCCAAAGTGGTTTTGGGGGGTCGTAATCATCAAACAAAGCGGGGAATTCGATCACTTCCCACTCATCTCCGCCCCTTTGAGCAGTAGATTTAAGCACTTGGCCGGTCAAATCCCGCTGACTCCAGCGCGTCATTACTATAATGATAGAGCCGCCCGGTTGTAGACGCTGTCGAGGGCCAGATGTGTACCATTCGTACACTTTATCGTAGATTTCAGGGTTAGTTTCAGCCATAGTAGCGTCTTGTTCGCTATGCGGATCGTCAATTATGAGGATATCCGCACCTTTGCCGGTTACTGTACCGCCTACACCAATAGCAAAGTAATCACCACCCTTGTTGGTATTCCATCTACCAGCCGCTTTTGAGTCCGATTGCAGTGAAACACCGGGAAAAATGTCGTGATATACTTCAGAATCGACTAGATTTCGCACCTTTCGACCAAAACCAACCGCTAATTCAGCCGTATTGGATGTTTGAATGACTTTTTTATGGGGGAAAGACCCCAAAAACCACGATGGAAGCAGCCAAGAAGCAAACTCGGACTTAGTATGACGTGGCGGCATGTTAATTATGAGGCGTTTCAGGTCGCCCCTAGCCACCCGCTCAAACGCACGGGCCATCTTTACGTGGTGCGCCCCGGCAATAAACACCGGCCATACTTTCCGTACAAACTTTAAAAAGTTCTTCCGGCACCCTTCAATTTCCTTGATGTGTTCTAGCGTCTCTAACTGCCGAAGAATGGCTCGTTGATCCGACTCCGTCAGCTTGTGAATGTTGTTATAGAGGTGCTGTAGTTCCTGCACTGAACCGTTCATGTAGGGGATGCTTCTATTTCTTCATATTCTTCTACGTCTTGTATATCTAGCTCGTCTTCTGGATCGACCAGTATTTCTTTTTCTTTTTCTTCTTCAGGATTCAGCAGTCGTGTAATGCGTTCCCGTATGGCGTCTGCCAACTCGTCTGAAGTCTTGTGAGTGACGGTAACTTCCGTCTGAGTAGTAAATAACCCAACTTCAGATATCTTGCCAAGGAGTTCCAACGCCTTTAGTTCCTGACGTGGATCACCGCAGTGAGACATCTCTATTAGTTTATGCGTCACGTACGTACGCAGTTGGGCAGCGTCTTTAACTACCTGTCTATCATAAGAACCAACAAGAGCAGATAGTCGAAGCGTAACCGAGTTGCTACCTAGAGATAAAGTACCCTCCGTTTTGGGCGCGGGTGCATCTACTTTTTCTTCTGCCGGAAGTTCATCAATACCTAAAGAACCAAGCATTGCTTCCGTTTGTGCGGAAACGGAGGGGGCAGGAGATAACACTTCTTCTGAAGTAAGCATAGGAGGAAACGGGACTCCGGGTTAGAAATGCGTTTCAAGGTGCTGAGTATAAATGTAGAAATATATTTATGCAAGGGGAGGAGGTAGGGACTCCTACCGGGGGGGTTTCTATATATGTGGGGGGTGGGGTGTGGGAGGT